GTTGCTATTGGTGCCATTGTTTTGGCAATCAAGGCATTTAAGAGTTTTTTGAAGCTCCAACACGCTCTTTCTGACCAAAGTGGGGTTACATCTGCCGAGGTTATGCCGTACTCCATGGATGAGTTGGATAATCCTTGGAAGACTATCAAGCGAACTGCGATTCCGCGTTCAAGCGCGAGTAGCACAACCTCTACGGATGAACTTTCGGATAAGATCCAGAAGAACATTCAGAGGTGTCGTGTTATTTGGCCCGATGGTCGTCGTAAGATATGTATGATGTTTCCGATGCGTGGATCCTCTTGGGTCCTACCGTCGCATATGCTCCCTAAAGATGACGAGGAGTACATCATTGAGAACATTCGTCCTGATCTCAGGGTCCTTGATAGGGTCATTCGAGAGAAGATTAGTTCTAGAGATTTTGTTAGAATTAATAAGGATTTGACTTTGGTCAATCTTTCTTCTGGTGGGACAATTCCTAACTTGGCCAAATTTTTGCCGAGCGGACCTCCTAAGAATGGTTCTAGTATCGCCGCGTTTCTGCATGAAATGCCAAAGACTGCAGACATTACCAATCGTTATCTAATTAAGATCGGCAATTTTAAGGAGTACCAAACATCGAGCACTAAGTTTGATGGATTTGATTACCACCTACCCATCGAGACCTATGATGGTCTTTGTGGAGCGCCTGTTATTACATGTTCTGCCCAATTGGTTGGGTTCCATCTTGCAGGAGACGGAACATATGGCGCTGCCGGTTATATGGACAGTATCGAATTCGAGAGAGCTTTTGTTACTCTCAATCGACAAGTCCTCGTAGCACATTCTGCTGGCACAATGCAGACAGTTCAGTTTGGAAAGGATTTTACCCCGACCGCTGATATTCCTGCTAAGCATTCAGTTCGTTTTATGACTGAAGAGGAAGGCCGAGAACCCAGTTTGGAAATTTTCGGTGCTCATAGCTTGGGTGTGCCCACTTTTAGATCCGATGTTCGTACCTCACCAATTTCCGAGGATGTTGCAGAAATAATGGGTCTTGAGAGGGAACATGGCAAACCAGATAAGAGAAAGATCTGGAAGCATTGGCAGAGGGATTTACACTCAATTGCTCACACTCGTGGTGACTTTGAACCTGGACCTTTTGTTCGTGCATACGATGATTTAGATGCGCGTGTTAAGCAAGTAATTGCTATGCACCCTAACGAAATGTGCTTTAAGCCTTTGAGTTGGCATCACACTATTAATGGCATTAACGGTGTCAAGTGGATTGATCGTATCAATACGAAGTCTTCGATGGGATTTCCAATTAACAAGAGTAAATCTGAATTTTTGGAGCCCGTTTTGGAAGAAGTTCTCGGGGTTGCAGAGCCCGTAGATTTCAACGATCCAGAGGTATTACAGTACTTTTTGGAAGCCGAAGAGATTTATTCCGATGGGGAGAGAATTTATGCCGTTCACCGCGGCAATCTGAAGGATGAACCTACTAAGTTCACGAAGAATAAGATTCGTGTTTTTGCAGGGTCTCAGGT